TGAGCAATTTTTAACCGCATTCATTCTAAAAACAACTACCAGTCAAGCCTTGCGTTATCCGCAATCATCTAGCTACGCCAGTGGCGTACTTGTTGCATCCACAGAAATTCCAAAAGAACTAAAACGCGCCCAACTCGAAGCGGCTGTATCTAAATTCAAAGGCGACCTTGACGCTGCGTCTTCTGCGTCAACCACTGGAGACGTTAAGTCTCAGCAGTTGGACACGTTGAAGGTTGAGTACTACCAAAGTGCATCTAGCGCGGCAGGTATCGCAACTGAAGCAGCAGGCTCTCCGACATCTGAAATTTATCTTGATATGTTATCAGTTACAGCTAGCGGTTCAGATAGCGCATTCTCATTCAGTAGGGGTTAATCATGCTAACTAATCCTCAGTGTTTGTCTATAGCTAATGAGCTGTACTCTCAGGTGTTCTCAGGACAAACAATCAACACCATCGTGTTAACTGAATACGGCAGAGAAGATCCTATGACTGGTGTTAAGGCAGTTACCGCAACTGATACGATTACAGTTGCTCGTGTGTACGACTTTAAAAACTACGAGCGTGCCAGTGACAGTATCGGGCTGACTGATTACAACGTTGGCTTTCCAGCGAACCCTCTCAATTGCACAATTAATAAATCTCTATCATGTACAGTGAATGGTACAGAGGTTAATATCGTGGCTGTGGCAATAAGTGAGACGAAATCAGAATGGACATTACAGGTGCATGATAAATGAGTCACGAAACTGATTTTGATATTACCGACGAATTGACTGATGACGTACAGAAAGCGCAACGAATTATGGCGTTTAGCGTGTCAAACGACTTACTGAAAGATACGCCAGCAGATACGGGCGAGGCTCGCGGTTCATGGCAAATCGGCATTGACGAACCTCCGCGTAAAGAGCGCTCAAAATCACGTAGAGCTGGTGGCGCACAAACTGAAAACAACGCACGAATCCGAAAGGGTACGGCTACGGTCGAGCTTAGTGATTTGTACGTTACATCGCTAAAACCGTACATGGAGCGATTAGAAAATGGTTGGTCTGACCAGAATAGCCACTTCATCGCAGCGGCAGTACAAAAAGCGGGATTGGAATTCGAGGACGTAAGATTTGGCTGATTCATTAGTATCAACATACAGCGACTTAATAGCACACATTAGCGCAAATTTACCAGCGGGATATACTGATAATGACGTATACCTGCCAAATGATGACCGCGAGGCACCAAAAGACGCCAACTGGATTAGGGTTGATATCACCAATAACAACACTATCGATGCAGCAGCAGGTGCGGGATGGCGTAGAACGTTCGGCATCATAACGCTAGAAATTAACACGCCTAAGGGTAGCACTTTCGGCGTTAAAACAGCAATCGACCATGCAGAGCTTCTACAGCGAGCATGGCGAAAACAGCAAATGAGCAACACACGAACCACGGAATCGAGCGTCATTTTCACTGGCAATAACGATGCGTGGTATACTATACAGATACAAACAGAATACTACTTTGAGGGTTAAACGATGGGCTTGCAGCGCAGCGACATAAAATTATTAATTTCAGCTCAGGCTGTCGAGGGCACGATTGATACCAATCCTGTTTTCACTGAGATACGCAAAACGGGCGGCTCATTAGTTAGCGCCCCAACATATGTTACAGGTAACGAGATTCCGACCGATGGCAATGCGCCGCAGCAGGTTCAGGATAGACGCGAAACGTCAATGTCTGTTGATTTCGATATGTCACAAGAAACCGCTAAGTATTTCGAGGCGCTAATTCACGGTGCTCAAACTGATAACGGTCAAGCCGCATCAACTGGCATTGAGGCGACCGCAACAGGCTATGTTATGCCAGCGGGTCACGTATCTGGTTTAAGTGTTGGCGATTGGTTTGGGATTTTAGGTTCTACTAACGCTGATTTGGATACCGCGTATAAAGTTGCATCTATCGATAGCGCGACCGAGATTACCACATCGCAAGCTCCGGCAGCCACAGAAGCGGCAGGCGCAAGTATCGTAATGTCTAGCTTAAAATGCTCTAACGGCACTCAGCGCACAGTGTTAACCACCCAGCAACGCGTACTTGATAACTCTAAAGTTGGTAACATTGCATACAAAACCGTCAAAGATACATTGATGGATACTGGTTCAATCTCGATTGAAAAGTCGGGAATCGTAACAGGTTCATTCGGCGCTAAGATGGGTAATCCAGAAGCGGGCACGGCAGCTATAGCAGGCCAAACTGATGCAACAGTCGATACTAGTGATTCTGTTAGCGCAATCAACAACACTAAGATGCTGTATGTGGACGGCCAAAATATAGGTTGCGTCCTATCAACAATGGGTATCGAGTTTGCCAATAACTTCGTTGGTGATGAAGGTGGCGCGGGTGGTTGTACCGAGGAATTCGGACGCGGCGTAATTAGCCTGTCCGGTTCGTTAATCGCTAAGACATTCGCTGATTCATCTACCCAATGGGCTGACCGTCGAGACAATGGCACGCGCGTTGCATTAGCGGCGCATATGACTTGGCCTGATGACCGCTGGATGGTTATCGAGATTACACGCGCTGTCGTTACTGAGCACTCATTCACCGATGGCGAGATTGTCGAAAATGAAATGAGCTACACGGCAGAAGGTGACGCAACAACTGGCGCAACTATCCAGATTTTCCGTAACTGGGTTTAACAACAATTTGATGTAAGGGCGGCGCTTAATTGCGCCGTTTTAGTTTATGAATTTAGAATTATACAAAGAAGATATCGACAAGCAAGAAAAAGGCTCACCATTCTACGTTAGCGATGATTTGTGCATGTACGTACGCAGATTAGGCACACAGCAAACCCGCATTGAGATTGAGAAGTTGTCAAAGTTTCTTTTTGGATTCACTAGCAAACCCGATAATGATTTATTAATGGGGCACTGGCTGGCTGAATATGGCGTAACAGGTTGGGATGTGCTTAATGATGATAGTGACCCAGAAGACGAGTACTCAAAACGTGCTGCACTGGCGATATTTACCAATCCTGAATACATGCTATCTCTAAATCAGGCGCTACTAGTTCACGCTACAAACTACGCTAATTATCTATTTGATGATATGAGCGAGGACGTAGAAGAGGTAAAAAAGAAATAAAGTATCGCGCCCAAGTTGGTTACGGCAGGGATGAGGACGATACGCTAGAAATGGCTAGGCTTAGCGGGAATATGGCGAGGATTGAAACAATGAAACCAGAAATGACAGATAGGCGATACCAGTTATTATCCATGTTTAACGAGCTATCTCAAGAGCGTAGATTAGAAAATGGCGCACCAATGCCTATTCGAGTTAGTGATATTCATGTTTACGTTGGCTTTAATGGTTCGCTTGGCTATCCACTCGACTTGATTGTTGAGGCCATAAAGCAAATTGATGCTGAATATATAGAAACCCGATGCAACGAAATAAAACGGAAATTAAATAAAAATGGTAACTAAATATATTGATGTTGCATTGCGTGCTAACGGCGCAAAAACAGGCATAGATTCATTAAGCAAAAAAATGGTTGGTCTAGGCTCTGACTCGGACAAGACCGCAAAGGATATCAAGAATCTAGACGGCGAGGTTACTGGGTTACAATCCAGTAATAAGGAATTATCTGCAACCATGACTAATGCAGCGAGGTCCCTATCAAAGGCAGGAGCCGAATCGGATAAGCTAGCGAAGTCGCAAGAGAAAGCGGCGGAGGCAGCTGCAAAACTAAAAAATAGAGAAGTTGAGTCTGCTCATGCCCTCGCGTTGGCGATAGAAAAGTCGGCAGACCTATCGTCAGCGACCGCAAACACAGAAAAGCAACAAGCAAGTCTAGACGCTAGGCGAGAAAAGTCTACAGCCAAAATAAACGAAATGCTAAACAGGCATGAGTTACTGGCGGAGTCGATTAAGAAATCGTCAGTTCAGTCAGAGTTAATGTCAAAGAGGCAGAAAGAACTTACAGACACAATGGACAAAGCGTCAAAGGAGGTCAGCGAAAGCGAGACTCAGTATGACAGGTCAACGGCGTCACTTGAGAAACACAAAAAGAAACTCGCATCATTGGAAGCGCAGGAAAAGAGATCGATAGCGTCAAGTAAGAAGGTGGCAAAATCAATAGCGTCGATATCTAAAGTTG